ATCCTGAGCAGCTTTCAACTGCATTTGGAGATCGGCATTCATGGCGGTCAGGCCAGATACCTTCTCTTCAAGTTCTTTCAAATCCATCACGGACTCCAGTATGGTTAATTCAGATTGCTTCTCAAGGAAATGAGACTCAAAAGCAATCGCTTTGGTATTCGGGTCAGCACCAGCCGGGACAAACGAAACTTCACGAACCGAGGCATTCCGAAAGACTCCGTTCACTTTCAACGTCTGTCCATTCACTTGAACTTCAGTGGGCTTCTTGAATGACTCGAATTCGGCATTGATGCCGACTGAGAACTCCCACGGCGCACCTTCAGCAAATTCAGCAGCGACTTGTCTGCCAGCAGCCGTCACTTGGCTAAACGCACCAGAGACTTCAATCTGATGGCCGACATTCAACACGGCACACCGACCGGCTCGCTGATCGGTATCGTGATTCAGCAGTGCGAAGACCGGCTTGGTCGGGACTTTCATCGTCGCCAAGTCAATAGCGACATCACCAAACCAACCGTAGGAAGGAATCACTCCACCAGAATAAGCCGTGCCTGCGAAGTTCCGAGGAACCTCACCTTCGCCAGTAATCGTTGGAGCAAAACTGAGAGAAAACGATTGTGTATTCATGCACCAATGAATACAGGAAGTCTGCGGAAATGTTCAAGGAACTCTTTTCATTATTTTCATCAGGACACAAAAAACCCGCCGAAGCGGGAAGTTTGTACTCGTCTCGTGAGCTAACGGTTCACTCCTCACCATACAAGGAGGAAAGGTGACTGTGAACTGCCGTGGTTATCTTTAATCCATCGTGTCCGTCGCACTCAACGGCTAACCGACGCTATAGCTAAACCATGAGAGTAGTCTAGTCTGATTTGAGTAGACTGTCAAGACTCTTTTAATACATCCTTCAGTTCAAACTCTGGACACTTCTTCACCAGACCAAACTCCAGACCGATTTCGCAGAAGGAGACGAAGAATGGATTGTGACCTTCACGAGAGGCTTCCATCGCTTTCTTGTGCTGACATATCCAGCACTGACTGGAGACTGAATCACTCATCATAGCTCTCCATATGTTCAGCCATCTCGGTAAACACTTGTGCCTGCATTCTCAACCACTGACTGATGGACGGCAACTGTTCGCGTTGTGGTAATTGGCGTTTAGCGAGAATCTCACTGTCCTGATTAAACTGCGATAACAACTTCTTGCCTTCCGTGGTAATACGATACTCCAGTCGCCGCTGTTGACTCAATAAATCTTCTGACTCATTCACTAAACCGAAGGCAATCATTCGCTGCACTGAAGAACGAAAGGTTGACTTCTTGAGATTGATTTTAGCACAAATCTCATTCGAGTAATGCCGTTCTCCATCATAGAGTTCGTGGAGTATGGCTAACGCATTGGCCGTTAAATCACTTGCATTCACGTTGAACATCCTTAGTATTTACCATAAAGACCTTCTTTGAGACTATCAAAGAGATTCGCTGCACTGTGAATCTCACCATCATACTCAATCTGCTCGTGACCACTCACCACGACTTGACTGCCATCATCGAGTGTGAATTGATAGGTGGTGTTCTTCAAGTCAGACTCGTTCACTAACACACCTTGGAATCGAGTGGGATTGAAGCGGAAGGTCGCGCACCCTTTCAATCCTTTCTCATAAGCATACTGATACAATCCTTTGAAGTCTTCAAATGGATAGTCAGTGGCGACATTCACTGTCTTGGAGATACTTGCATCAATCCAATACTGTGCAGCGGCCTGAATATCAATGTGCTGCTTCGGAGTCACTTCATTGGCTGTCACGAACGAAGGTGGATAGGGTTCATTGCCAAACAGTAAGGCTTCCTTCGAGAAGACAGGTACTTGCTCCTTGGTCTTCTTCCCAGGCTTAATCACATTCCGAAAATACTGATGACTGAAACTCGGTTCAATCCCATTACTCGCGTTATTGCCGAGTGAGAGGGCAATCGTCCCGGTTGGGGCGATGGACGAGTGATGGGTGAAGCGACAACCGACATGACTCAGTTCGTCAACCAGAGCAGCATCAATCGCACGAATCCGCTGCATATACTGACTCTGAGCATGAAGGACACGACCTTTCTCAACCTGTCCAGTCACTTCAAAGTCTTCATTCATGATCGGTGCAGCACCCTTCTCCTTCGCCAACTCCAGACCTACACGATAACCTTCAATCGCTAATGTCTTGGTAACATCTTGAGTGAACTGAATCGAAGTGTCGTCACCATACTTCATATTCATCATTGCGAAGGCTGAACCGAGTCCGAAGTAGCCCATCCCATGCCGACGCTTCCTCTCCAACTCCAATCGTTGTTCAGGTAACGGTAAACCACTAATCTCCACCACATTATCAAGCATTCTGGTGAAGATTCTAATAACCTTGCGATACTCCGCCCAGTCAAACTTCACGTTACTGGTGAAGGGTTGACTGATGAACCGAGTCAAATCAATACTGCCGAGTAAACATGAGCCGTGTGGAGGCAGAGGCACTTCACCGCAAGGATTGGTGGCTCTGATCTCCTCACAAAACCAGTTGTTATTCATCGTATTGACTTCATCAATCAAGATGAATCCCGGTTCGGCATAGTCATAAGTGGACTCCATCACCAGTGTCCACAACTCGCGGGCCGGTAAGGTGCGATAGACTTGACCCTGCTCATTCAATGGGAAGATGAGATTCCACGGTTGATCCTCCTTGACTGCCTTCATAAACTCGTTGGTGATGAGTAACGACAGATTGAATTGGCGAAGGCGACCATCTTCACGCTTGGCCTTGATGAACTCCATCACGTCAGGATGACGAATATCGAAGGTTGCCATTTGTGCGCCACGCCGACCACCCGCACTCGATACCGTCGCACACATCTTGTCGTAAATATCCATGAACGAGAGTGGGCCAGAGGTATAAGCTCCAGCACCCGCCACATACGCACCTTTTGGACGCAGTGTGCTGAACTCGTAGCCAATACCACAACCAGCTTTGAGTGTCATTCCGGCATCGTGTAAGACACTCAGAATGGAATCCATAGAATCAGAGCATTTTCCAGCGACGGTGCAGTTAATCAACGAAGTATTCGGCTTATAGCGACCAGCACCAGCATTTGAGAGAATCCGACCGGCAGGAATCGCACCACTTCTCATTGCGGAGAGGAACTGTTCATACCAATACTCTTGACGAGTTGGCTCTACTTCAGCCAATGCCTTCGCCACTCGAATCAATGTATCATCAATCGTTTGGTCTACAGGTAATCCATTACTATCCTTCAGACGATACTTGCTATCCCAAATATCATAGGAGGCCGGTTGTAACTCAATCTGGTTGTTCTTCATCAGAATCCTGTGGACACGACTTGACTAAAGAGAATGTGGTTTATCGAAGCAACAAAGTAAACCATCCATATCAGAATACTGCCACTCTTTGTACATCATCAGGAGTTTACGCAACAGACGATGGAACTCTTGATCAGATAATTCTTCCTTGATATATTCAATAAATAACGCATTGGAGCGTGACTTGCCAAACGCAATCACCAAATCATTGTTATCAACCAAAGCATTCAATACTTTCTTTGCTTGATGACGGCTAATGTTAAGATACATGACGAATCTCCTTGATTTTCAAAAATTCAAAATCGCTTTGTACTTTTTATAGGAGCAGATAAAGCCTTCTCTTCGCTCCATCGAGTGACTGGAATCATTCACTACTTTTTTACATAACTCATTGAAGATTAACCGCATTTTGAATCTGAGCAATTAAGGCAAGTAGCGCAATTATCCATAACAACTAGAGAGCGATGGTTGCACTTGCTACATAACGTAGCATTTTCTGGAAATCCATCTTTAATTTGAGCATTCGCTTTTCCTTTCTTCTCTGCCATCATTGAGACTGCCGCTTGTTGTAATGAATTATCCTTCACATACAATCCGAGTGAAGTGAGATGTTGCTCTAACACATCGCCAATCGCGGATACGAGTGAAGGCACATACTTCCCACCAGAGAAGAATCCACCCTTGGGGTCGTGAACTGACTTCAACTCATCAATCAGGAAGTTGATTTCACCGCCCTTGCGAAACACTGCACTCATTACGCGAGTCAGGGCAATCACCCACTGAAAGTGAGACATATCCTTGCTATTGATGAACACTTCAAAAGGACGAAGTTGTCCATTCACTTCACAGTTATTGATGGTAATGTACAGTGAAGACTCTGAGAGTGGAGTCTTGAGTTTATAGGTGCGTCCACTCAACTCTTCTGGACGCTCAATGCGCTCGTTAAACACCACTTTTACTTCAGGTTGTTCATTGACGACTGAATAACCTACAATCTTGCGTTCAATCTTAGTCATACGCCACACATCCTATTAGAAACAAATTTGCCAAATGAATCTCTATTGGCATTTCTACCATTATCACCTGAATTTGGATTGCATCTAGTTCTTCCTTTTTTATGTCTGTCCAAAATATTCTCAGATGCAGTTCCTATCCATAAATGGTTTGGATTTATACACAAAGGATTATCGCACTTATGACAAACACACATTCCAGTAGGTATATCCCCAACCCATACTGTATATGCAGCCCTATGAGCCAACATTTCAACATAATCATATCTAAGCCTACCATGCCCTCCTCTTTTATAAGTAGAGCCTAGCCATTCAATACAGCCATTATCAGATTTAGAAGAAAATCTGATAAGTCTCTGCTCTAAAGTTTCATTTAATGGTGATCTAGGCATCACTATACTCCGCACATACCAGAACATTCGTTTCCAAACATATCCGCTTGATTCTCGTTAGGATTGAAGTTGACTTCATCAATGCCATCGTGCTGCTCTGGACTCCAGCACCTAAACTAATGATGTGTATTGTCACGTTAAACCCCTTGTTCTACCATACGTTTAGTATAACACTATTCAGTAGGCTTGTCAACCATTAACAATGTTTTTTATTTGTCTTGCACACAATCCATATTGCTTGGCTAACTCCTCCGTGTTTCTCCCATTGAAGGCAGCAATAATCTCTTTATCTCGTTGAGAAGTGGCGAATCGTTTGGAGACATAGAGATACTCCCCACCAAACTCCTTCACTAATCCCATACCAAATCGACGAGCCGATTGCTGGTCAATTCCGAAGTGCTGTTGAGTGAAGTCGATTAACTCGTCCAAGTCATTGTGGATTGACATGGTATAAATCCTCTTGGGTCATTCGACTCGTTGAACGCACTAACCGATCACGCTCTCGGTCATAAGTATACCACTCGTCTTCAATACAGATTTGGTTGTAATAACTGACGATACCATAGACTGGATGACGGGAGACGTGTTCGATAGACTCAATCTCGTTCATGGATTATTGAGTAAATGATCTTTGATAATCTTCAATACTTTCTCATTAGTGGCTTTATTGAAGCCGAGGAAGGGTCGAGCAGGAATATCGCCCCACGGAATCGGCATAAACTTCTTACCATTCCCTCGCCGTGAACCGCCGAAGTCTCCTTTCTTTGCTCCAAATTGAAAGACTGAAGCATACTTTGCAGACTTCTGACCACTAAAGATTCCAACCAAGATATTGTTACCTTGTACTCGATAAGCAATAGAGTTCTTCAGATTACCAGTCCACACACCCATCGAGTAACCGCCTTCAATTCCTTTAGGTCGGAATCCACCAGCAGTCTTAAACCCAGTGGTTTTGAGTTGCGTCGTCAGCTTCGTATTTCGTTTCCACTGTTTTCCTTCTGGAGACTGCTTTGCCTTGAAACGAAGGTCAGTGTTTTCCTTATAGGCTACACCAATCTTAGTTAATACTGGAGTAATGTTAGTCATCTTCTCACGAAGATCGGCCAATGCTTTCGTTACTCCACTATCGACCAATCCGATTTCAAAACTCAGCATAACACTCTCCTAGTAATTCTTAGGATTATCTGTCACTGACCGATCCTTGACTGCCGGTTGATCCTGACCATTTTCATTGACGTTGTTCTTCTCGCCAGCAGGGTCTGGAGTCTTCACTTCACTGTTCTCATTTGGATCATTAGGGTCAATTTCACCTGACGAAGTCACAATCCCTTCTTCTATATCTTGATCGGTATAATCAAAATTGCGTAGGTAGTATTCACGAGTGAGTTGCAATCCACTAATCTTCAGTACCGGAGCCAGAATCGCATCACGTTGAGCGCGACTCGTCTCAAGTCCACTGTCATCGGACATCACAAACTTCGGAATATCCTTGATGCCGTTAATCGCACAGAGGTTGTTGACGAGTTGCTGGCCGGTCGCCATCACCTTCCGCATATCGGCACGACGCTTGTCATTCCGCACTTCGTTGTGAATCGCAGCGACGGCATAGCTTCCGTTACTCCCCACATCGGAAG